ACCATCTTCGTGGAACGTCGCCGCGTTCTGATTCGACACGAGGAACGATCCAGCCGCGGCGTACTGATCGTGGATGATCGGCAACCCGTTGACGTTCACGTTCAGCGATCGGGCGTCCGCGGTACCGAGAACGTTCTGTACCCCATACGGCGCCGGCGCGATGCCTCCGTTGATACCGAACCCCAGTGTCCCGATGGCAATGAACACGTCGGTGGAGACAACCGCGAACGATGCCGGCGCGCCGGTTGCCGCTTCGACTTCCACGGACGCCGTGAACAACGCCGCCAACAGTTCTTCCGCGGTGCCGGTTGAAGGAACCCACAACGCAGACGACGCGGTAGCCGCGGTCATCGCGGCCGCGTTCACCGCGGCGTCGGTCGTCGCGGCGTAGCCGATCGACATGATCGATTGGTACGCGGCGAGGTACGACGGTGACGATCGCCGGATCAGTTGCATGGAGATATCGGAACCACCAGCGAACGTGCGCAACGGCGCGGATCCCTTGTCGATCGGAACCTTCACGGACGTGATTTCCGATTTCTCTGTCAGTTGTTCACCGACGAGCGCCGCGAAATCACCGTCGTAGTACGGCCAATCCACTTCCATGCCGGCCGGTGGCAACGCTTCGACACCGAACGCCGTGATCGTCGGCCGGCCACGTTCGATAATGCCGTACACCTGGTTCAGCCACGCGGGAGGAACAACGCCCGGGTTCTCGTCGGTGATCTGATCCGACAGAACACGGTGGAGAATCCGCGTGTCCATCTTCGGATCATCGAAGCCGGCAAGCGCAAACTCTGCGAGGTTCCGGAACTTCCGGTACGACGCGAACGGATCGGTTCGTTCCGTGGGTCGAACGATGTTGAACTGTTCGATCATGTCGCGCTTCAGTTCGTCGCCGAACGTTGCGAGGTCATCGGGTGTGATACCCGCGGGTGTGTTGTCGGTTTCCATATCGGTTTCCAATTCCTTGTCTGGTTGGATTTCGCGGGTTGCGAGGATTGGCGCGGTGTGCGCCGGACGGAACGCGAACGCGATACCGGTAACGAGCGCGTCGCGCCGGCGAACGATTCCGTCAACGATCTTGTCAAGCTTCGACGGTACAAATTCGATCGACACCGAATCGATCGTCTGGTTCCGGATCAACGCCAACGTGTCGTTACCGGCGCCGGTTTCGGCGATATGCAAATCCACCGTTGGGGGATCCGCGACGAAACTGGACACGTCCGCGTGTCCGATCGTTTCACCGTTGTGGCGATCCACGACCGCGACACGTTCGGCAAGCTTCAACGATTCGATGGCTTCGCGGTATGCCGGCGCGCCCGGGTCACGAACCGTGCGCGGTTCGCCTAGTTGCGCGAGCTGAACGACGACGGTTCGACCATCACCGTGGATCAGTTCAGTTGATTCACGTAGCAACCATCTGGGTTCGTGATCCATCTGGTATTCCTTCCATTCCACGCGACGCGCGTACCTCGTCCACGGTGAGGATCCCCGCGGCGATCGCTTGCGCGTCATAAGCCAATTGTTCGGATTGATCCAACCGCGTCAACGATGTCGTGTCGAACTTCGCGGTGACGCCACGCGGGAGATACTGAGAGAATGCTTGTTCCAACCGGTTCAGGTACGACGCGTTCAACGTCAACAAGAACTTCCGGTATTCGTCACGAACCGTCGAATACGTCAACGACGATTGGGCTTGTGTGTTCAACAACGACGGTGGGCATTGCATGACACGCGCCACAACGGCATCTAAGAACTGGATCGCGTCCAACACGAGCGCGTCCCGAGCAGATACCGGCGTGAACGTTTCCAACGACAACCCACCGGACAACACCGCGGGTCGGTTCTGGTCGCGGGCTTGTTTCCACGTGTCCAATAGTTCCGCGGCTTTGTCGGCTTGCAAGCGTGTCGGTGAAATCAACGCGAACGGTGGTGTCGCCGCGGTCGTGTCGTAATACGTCGCTGAGAACGTCAACGCCGATGACAGTTGCAACAACGCATCGTTGATTTCGATCAACGGTGATTTGCCGATCGGTGACGACTCAAGAATGAACGGGACATTCTGAATCAGACGTCGATCCTGAACCTGATCGTCTACCGCGATCCACCGGAACGTTGTTTCGGCGTCGTTCAGTTCATAGGTGACACGCTCGTTCGCGATCACTTCCAACGCCAACGGAAACCCGTTCGAACCCGTCGCGGTCACTTTCAACCATGCGTTGCCGTACCGGGTCAACGCGTTCGTGATCCGTTCGAACGTGTCCGACGAGGGTTCACCAGGGTTCGGGCGTTTGCAGATCGCCGGCACCGGATCCAGAGGTTTACCGAGCGAATCAACCGCGATCAACGGGAACTGGGACACGGTGTCCGCGATCAGTTGTCGCGCCGCGACGACGGTAGGCAAACGGAACGGATCCGACGTTTGGACACGTTCGGTGTACGACCCCGCGGCGACCAGATCCACACCGGAATTCTTGAATAGCAGATCCGACAACCACGACATCACCGTTCAGTGTGGCAGACCGATACCACAACCGTGTGACATTCGTCACACCGGATCACGGAACGTGACATGTTCCACGTTAAATACGTCATAAATATCACCGTCCGTGGTATCCAGCTCGAGCTCCGTGACGCACGTCACACCGTGTGACAAATGTCACAACACCGATGGTCCGGTTTCCGTGAACGCGTCCGGATGCACCGCGACCGCGGCGATACCGGCGATCAACGGTGACACGTCCACGTCGCTATTGCGTCGTGAAACCGTCCACGAACCGTCACCGACATGGCGCCGGCGCGCACCTTCCACCGCGGCATCCAGCGACGCGTCCGGCCGATACCGGACGTTGCCGGTAGACACCAGCGACGCGAACGACGCGGACGCGCCCGATATCTCGCGCAACGTCAACGCCGTCAACGGCAAACCCAACGCGCCCATCGGCGCCGACAACGCACCCGCGGGTCCACCGGGTTCGTAGCCGATCGTGTGAACGTCATAACGATCAACCAACCGCGCCAACACGTCAGGTACCCATTCCGTACCGGGACGGTGATCGATCAGTTCGATCATTCGTGCTCCGTCGATCGCCGCGACGATCGCCGCGGTGGACTGATCCGGACCACAATCAACGCCGATCGTCATCACCGTTGCACGATTCCCGGGTTCTTGAGCGCCCAACCGGCGCCACGCGACCAGATCAACCGGCGAACCGGTGGATCCGATCCGATCGGTTTGGTTGAGGATCGTTCGTGTGAACTGAGCGCGGTCGGCCGCGTACGCGGCGCGCATCACGTCCAACGGGATCCGCCCGGGATACACCAACGACCACGTTGTTTCGTCGTCCGGATCCAGCTCTGTACCGTCGATCGTCCATTCCATATGGCACAACCCCACACCGCGATCTTCCGACGCCGCGGCGCGTCCGGCGTCCAACACGTGCGCCCACCACGTGGAATCCAGATCGCCGGCAGCGGATGTCCACAACACTTGAGCGCCCGGGACGGTGTACGTCGTCGGTTTCACCGCGACACTGATTTCGGCGCCACGTTCATAGGAATGCGCGAAACCCTCGTCCAACATCACGAGCGATGATTCGGATCCGTGCAACGCCGATGGACGCGGCGCGAACAACCGTGTGAACGATCCGTTGTGCGGTGTACTGATCGCTTCCGCGCCGTTCGACAACCGAACCTTGATCGTTTTGCCGATCGGTGACGGCGCGAGGTCAAGCGCCGGTAACCATTCTTCGCGCATCTGCAACACCGCGGACGCCCGATCCTGTGCGGTGAACCGGACACCGGTACGCGGTGCCGCGAACATCGCTCGCAACGCAAGAACGAACAACAACAACGATTTGCCGGCGCGCCGTCCAACCGACAACGAACCATCGGTGTACGCGTGGATCAACCGATCGGGTTGATCGGGATCCGGCACCAGCTCACAGAACACGTCCACGAAATGTCGTTGCCACGGTCTCAATTCCAAACCGAGCATGCCGGCCATCGCCGCGACCGCGGGTCCTTCCGTCGGTCGTTCCGGCCGGCGCCGCGTCGCATACGTCGGCGCCGCGTCAAGCGCCTGTGGTGTTCGCAATCTGGTTCAGTTCGTCAAGGAACGTTGATAGTTCGTCCGGTGCGGCAACGGGTGGTTGAGCGTTGTCGTGTCCGTTCAATGCACGCACGACAACGCCGGCGATCCCTGCCCAATCGGCCGGATCCAAATCGTCGTCGTTCAGTTTCGCCATCGCGGAAGCGATCACCGCGCGTCGAACCGTGTTCGTGTCCATCGCGAAACGGTACCCGTTGCATTTGCAACGAACCCGGCAAGCGAACCCGAGCGAACCCGAGCAAACCCGAGCAGATCGGACATAACCCCTGGTAGATGGGCCTAAATCCGGCTTTCGGGGAGGGTAGGTCCCGAG